ATCAGTTGTTTTGTTTAAGAAGGTGGCAACTACCTGATTACGCAACCTACTAATAACACCTGATCCTTGTAAGCTGATGAACTGCCCCAATTGTTTTTGTGATCTAGCTACATCCAATATGCTAGTCATAAAGTCAGTGACTACATACCCAGGTGATGTAACCCCTATAGTAATTTTCTCTGTATCTTTCAATGCCACCCCTTCTTCACAAAATGATCCCACGCTTTACAGGCGTTAGGTATGCCGTTGGCTTTATCAACCCATCCATACCTGTGGCCAATATAACGCTTGCCCCATTGAATTTGTTTTATGCCACTCACTCTTTTTAAATATTCTGATCTACCTTGTGGAATCCCATAATGACTACCGTTTTTAGCTAAAGGGTCAAACCGGCTTTCAGCGTGGTATAGATCAATTAGGCAATAGGTCTGTTCAACATCATATTTCAAACTAATGTAAATGTATTGTTTGTAATGATTTGGTTTATAGTGTGGAAGCCCAAAAGCGGGTTTTATATTTATCAATAATATTATTACAACTAATAAAACTGTTTTTAGTTTTTTATTGAATACCTGGGTAACCTGATTTTTAGGAAAGCCCCCCCTACCCCCCCAAATAAAATTTAGGTTGGTAAGAGAGTGCAACACCTGGTACAACCGACCCTCAGTGTAAGCCCCCACAAAGCGGTGTAAAGATAACATACAAACCCCCTAAGTTGTAACCCTTAAAATCCGGCGTGTTGCAAGCCCAAGCCTTCTTCTTCTTTGACAAAGCCATTTTCCCTATCAAATAGTACATAATCCATATTAACTACTTCAAAGGTTTGATTAAAGAATGTTAGAACTGTATTGACATCTAAAGATCCACAAGTGTATAGGTCAAATTGTATCAAAGCCGGATCTTGCTCATCCCAAATATGAAAGGCAATATGGCTAGTTTCAATCATTACAATAGCTGTAAGCCCCTTATTGCCTTGCTTGTCAATATAAGCTGCAAACGGCTCTCTAATCATTTTCATATCAATTTTATTTACTAATTCAGTTAGGAAATCAACACCTTGTTTGGTATCTGTAAAGGGTTTGTTGATCTTGGCGTTTATCAATAGGTGTTTATGATACAAAGTCATTGTTTGACCTTTCTAGTATTTGGCAGGTAAGGCAAGGATTATCTTGCATAATCCATGCCCCACACTTATTGCATCTGATTGGTTCGTTCACTAGCTCTTTCCAACAGGACATCTACCATCTCTATAAATGGCCGGCAATTGCGTTTGTCGGTTAAATAGAAATTATCGGTAAGATCCCTTGCCGGATCGTAATATTCCGCCGTAGTCCAATCAGCTTGGGTAGAACCAGGAATTACAAACATACCCCCGGTAATTTGGCTAACAATTATATAAGCAAACGGCTTGATGGTTTTGGATTGCCAACCGTGTACGGTATCAACCATTATTGTGTCGTACCTGAAATCATCTTGATCTTGAAATTTAATATTCCTAGATTTGACTTCAAGCACTAAATCATCAACTAAAACATCCTTCTCATTTTTAGTTTTATCTAGCTGTTCTTCTCTAGTTGTTGCCCAAGTAAATTCAGGAACTCTTACCCCTGGTACACCAAAGCTTTGTAATAGGCCTGCTACATAGGTGTTGTATTGATGGCCAATAACAATTGATCGTTTATAGTCAAAGTTAGTCATTGTGCTACACCGCCTGTAATTGTGCTACAGGTTGGACAAGTACCATCTGATAAAATTCTAGGATCATCACACCAAACACAACGCAATGATTCAGGTACAAAATCATTAACTACACCATTATCGGTAAAGGTAGATCTAAATCCATCAGGCCTAATAATCTCTAATTCACCCATTACTCACCTGCTCTTTGAAATACCACTTTCCTTCTTTACTTAAAGTTGCCCATCTAGCCAGGCAACCTTTAGGACAGGTGTAACCGTAGTACGGCGTGCCACGACCCTTTGCAATACCCTGTTTAAGAATCATCTGTCCGTGATCACAATATTGAACCGCCGGTATATCTGATGCAACTGCATCAACTACCTGATCCATACTCATTGGCGTAGGGTCAGTATTAACTTTAGGTTCTTCTTCAAATTGATGGCGCATAATTCTTTCCATCAATGCTGACTTACTTCCAGGTTGTCCATAAATAGCCTTTGGCTCAGCCTTTGGCTCAGCCTTTGGTTCAACTGGCCTAGATAACAACTCTGCATCTAAAGATTCACTAGGTGTTACTGCCCAGGTCTGCCTATTTTGAGCAGCTACAATTTCTTGCTTAGATGCAATGCGTTTTGTAGCAGTTTTCATAGCTGCCACGATAGCCCTACCCCAAGCGGAAGTTTCACAAACCATAAGTTCAGATCCAACCGTCATGCCTTTGCCTGGGATTTGTTCCCAAGCACAAGCCACGCCAGGCCTTACATCATGCGGATCACGATAACAAGCGGCTGTATAAACAATATAAGTTTTATCGCCTACCTGAACAATGTCGTAAGGTTTATTTGGGTTATATGGTTGCAATGATGCTTCCGGATATAACTCTTTAAGCTGTGCAATGCGCTCAGCTACATCAACATAATCATTCATATTCATTAACGATTTTCCCTATCCCAAAGACTAACAACCTTTTCCATAAGGTAATCATTATCTTCTTGCAATTGCTTTGTACGCAATGTTGGGTGATTACTTACTGTCACTTTTTGCACCTTCATTGCCGATTGTCTTGTATCGGTACTGCCGCGTTTGTAGCCACTCTTAAAGCCTTTGTCGTAGCCATTCTCAACTGCAATAATCCAAGTTGCAACTAATAACAATGCAACTAAAGCAAACAGGATTATTACCATTAACCAACCGTATATTTCATAGCTCATATTTCACCACTTCCTTGAACTTGTCTAACCAATAAGCTTCAACCATTTTGGCTGATAGCCTTCCTCTAACCTGGTTTGCGCCAATAGCCTTCTTAGCGTGTTGCCTGATTAAAGAAGCCTTTACAAAATGCTTACGCTTTTCATCAACATAAGCACCCGATTGTTTATCATATTTAACTAATTCCAACACATCACCTTTTCTAATTCAGCCGGCAATTCCACCGGATCAACATCGTTTATTACCTGATAGGTAGAACCATTTGGGTGTATAGATGGTGGTAACACCACATAACCCTTATGTTTAATATCTATACCAGGTATTAACTTGCCTTTAAATTGCTTGCTTTTATCTGCCCGATAATAGAAGTGAAAACCATTATCCGTTTTAACTGTATGGGTATTAGATGTAACGCACAAACGGCGGTACTGTTCCCATAAAGTTCTTGAAGATATGTTGCGTATATCAAAATCCAGCACGACTAAATTTGATTGCACAATGGCCAGGCCTATGTTCAAATCAGGATCATTCTTAAACCACTTTTGCACCAAAGATTTTTTATTACTGGCATCAAGATAACCATGTCGTAAGAACTTACATGGCTCTTTAGATTGTGGTTTTAAAGGCATTACAAACCAACCCTTTTCCACATAAGCTAAAGCGTTCATTTAGCACCACCAAAAACCAGGTGCATATAATCCTTTGGCTTTAACTTTTTAGAATAAATAGATTTACCTAAATTATCAGCATATAAATCAAATTGTTGTGGCACAACTGCTGTAAATTCAGGATCAATAAGAACTTCATTATCCTTAAACAAATTTTGCAATGTTGTATTCATAACTTGTTTTGGGTCTGAAACTTCTAATACATCAGCCACAACTTTGATGGTAACCCATACACCAACTCTATGTTTTTTTATCATTAGTGATTTACCTTTTGGTTGTGTACATACTCAGCCAATAAACCAAACAATTTAGATTTTAATCTACGCACTGCATCATCAGGTGTTTTACCAAATGATGTAAATTCACCTAAAACATTTGATGTAGATGCAACATAATTATCTTGATCTTTTGCGTAATGAAAATCAATCTTAGTTTGCAATACGCTTTCAATTGTTGTTAGCATTATTTACCCCCTTCCATCTTGTATCTTGTACATATACTGCCAACATATTTACCACTTGCAGTTTTAGTTAAATCAATAACAATATTTCTATTTCTTAACATAACTGCTAACGCAGGTACATCAGAAGCTAAATGAGAATAAACAGTTATTTCACCGCTACCATTTCTTAATGCTGTAACATTCAAATC